CTTCCTGCGTATCATGTGGTGAGCCAATCGTCAGAGCTTCGCCGATTGATCACGACGAACCGGTGAAAGCCGGCAACATCATCGTCTGCCAGAAGTGCGCGCACGTAATGGCGTTCGATCAAAACCTGCGCCCTCGCAGGTTGACTGACGCGGAAATCCGGCGCGCAGCAAAAAATCCGTTGCTGCTAAAAACCCTGCTGACGATCCAAATCCACAACGCAAAAAAATGAGAGGGACACGCGGCCGGGAGGAAACCGCCGCTCGTCCCTCTCAATCCTCCCCGCAGCACGTACCTCCACGACGACGTACTGGCTTTGGGGAAGCCTATAAGAAAGGGACCGGGCAGCAAGGCTGCTTTTCTGCCCGGTCCCCGTCGCAACATGAGCGTACCTGTCAACGCCCGAGCGACTAATTCAACTCTGATGCCGGCACGAGCTTCATCTGGCTCAAGCCTTCGTCAATCGCGATCATGAATTGCTGGCGTCCGTAGGCTTTGCATTCCTGATCCGGAGCCTGCGCGAAGATCGTCCCGGCCATGTATCCGAGAGCATCGAGCGCGTGTATCGCACAACTATCGCCGCCATGAGTTTCCTGCCAGCGATCAAGCACACTCTGTATTTCCGCGGTCAACTCCGCCCGCTCTTTTGTCTGCATGGAAGCCTCCTTTAGTTGGAGGGAATAAGCTCAAGCGCCTTTGCCGGCCAATGATCCGGCGTCACGCGGTCATCCCATTTCACGGACACGTCGTCCATGGTTATGGCGTAAGCAACAACGGTCCCGCGTCGCTTATGCCATAACGCCTTTGTCATGAGATGTTTGCCGCTGGTAGTATGGCCGAAAGTTTTTGCAACTGCATCTGTGAGCTTCACGCGATCCCCGATCTGAAATCGCGGCATCGTTGTTTCCCGTTAGTTGAGCTCGAAGATACCTCCCCCGCCAAACTGAACCGACAACGGATCGCCGTCCGGAACATCGAACGGCGCATTTTCATCTAACGCTGCCACGAACAACAGATAATCCGTTGAAGGCGTGCCACTGTTTTTCCAGATCACTGCGTACTGTACATTACTGATTGCCCCTCCCGATGCTGTCCACAACAGCGCATCAGCCGAAAAGCGCATCTCGCTTGGAGTGTCGCCCACGTCCCATATGACGTGCTGCAACGCCATTCCACCTTGCGTATAGCCATTTGCGCCGGCAACTTCCCCCGTCAATTCCTCGAATGTCGTCATGGTCAAGTCAAGCGCGTTGCTTCCGTTCTGAAACAACGCCATCATAAAGCTGTCGTCATCTAGATCGATGCCGCCATTCATCAAGTAACGTTTGGCAGAATTGTATGCCGTCCACGGTCCCGCGCCCATCGCTTTTCCCTCATTGTGTGGAGCCTCACCCCATCGATCCACATAACACGGTCGTCACCAGCATTCCCTAGTTTCACCACGGAACCGTCACATTTAGATTTGCCGTGACTTTTCTACATCATAGTGCCCGGCATGAAACAACGGATAGCGATCGCGCCGTTTAGCCAGTAAGTCCAAACCCAAGCCCGGCCCGACCAATTGGGCTGCTTGACCACGGCATCGTCAGGCACATCAATCCAAACGGGCTCCCCTCCGTCCCGCCCGTCTAGACGGACACGATAATGCCCGCCCCTGCTTTCCCAATCGTCCGCCAAGATCGCGGCGCCCTCCGTGAACGAGCAGCACGGCCCCTTGTCGCTGCGCAGACTGTCAAACCACTTGTTGAGCTCCGGCCGACTAGGATCATGGGCTTGCGCCGGCGCCGTCAGCAGGGCCAGCAAAATCAGACATCTCATTTCGGGTTGCCTCTTGACACACGCTCTAGTTGTGATAATATCTCATACGTTGGAGGTCGGAATTTGGGTCGCCCGACGGAAAGCTTCAGACCCGCTCCGCAAGGAAAACCAAACTAGCCGAACCAACCAAAGACCCCGGCCAAAAGGCTGGGGTTTTTGTTTTTCATTTCGGATCGCCTCCGGCTTGCTCAATCATCAAACGAACCGTCGCACAGTCTTCGCGAACGGCATTGATCTTGCCGTTCGTCATCGTGATCAGGCAATTCGTGCCTCTCGGAAAATGACCATCCGAACCCTCGCGAGGTTCGCGAAGCGAACTAATCTCGGACGGATTGATATCAATTTCCTGCTGCCCCGTCGGTCCGTGAAGAACGACAAGGCGCAGGACTAGCAGCAATTGTGAGAACGTGATCATTGTTTCTCGGCGGCATGAACCTGCTTGGGCTTGGCCTTCATGATGACCACGCGCCGCTCGATTGTGCGACGCTCGATGTACTCTCGCCGAGGCCGCGGACGATAGACGGCCGGATGAAATGCCGGTGCCGGAGCTGGTACCAGAACGTATTGAGGGCCGCTGTTCATTGGATTAACAGCGTGATCAATTCCCCAATTCGTTTCGCCGCCAAACTTCGTCGGATCGTCATAGGCCGGCGGCACAATGCGTCCATAGATCGGAATGGCGTTTGGAATGTAGGTGCGCACAACCGGATAAGCTGCACACGCACAACCAATCGCACTAGCGACTAAATACGCTTTCATTACTCAGCTCCGTGAATGGTTTCAGATGCCATCCACCCCATTGTCCCCATCAGTACTTCGGTGCTCCTCTTATTTCAGTCTCGTTGAAATAGAAATCCTGTTTGAACAGCCGTTGACTTTCCGGCGTGTTCGCTCGTGCTGATGTCTTCGTGGTGAAAATCATATTCTTCATTGCACGTTTTTCATCATCGATGTTAATCGGACGATAGGCAATCTGGAAGCAATGTATCGGCCGATTGATCATCCCGCTTTCCGTCCAATGGATCGAAGGCCGCTCGACATAGGCAACCGCTTGCTCCAGCGTGTCGAATAGTTTCGCCTTCGTGATGTCATAGGTGAAGATCGCGTGGCCCTCGCCCTTGTTGTAATCCGGATCGTAATGCTCAAGCAGCACGTCAACCATCCAATGCCGCGGACGAACATAGATCGGGCCGGAGCAGACAACGGCGAATTTCATTTCTTGCCTTTCTTCTTTTGATTTGCAACATGTAACGCCGTACTCTTTTGCAGCTCCTGCCGCATTCGCTCCCGCTCCTGCTCCAACATCTTCGCATAAGCCGGATGACGAGCCAAGAATGCTTCGTGCGCAGCAAGGTGTTGTTGTGGCGTCAACGGCTCGGGCTCCGGGAATGGCTTCGCCGCGTCAATGATCTTCTCGAATGGTGCGATAGTGTCGATCACCTCGTTTGGCTTGACGTGATTGATGTATTCGATTTCGCCATGGTCATCGTACCATTGCAAAGCCCTGATGTTGTCTTTCAACAACGCCGAGCAATCGGATTGATAGGCAATGCGATCCTTGTAGACCGTATCGGTTTCAACGTGGATTGATACGCGCATCGCTGATCCTTCTCTCCGCACTGTCAACGGCTTGGATGATCCCGGCAACCACTCCATTGCGGAATGTTTCCATCGTGGCGTTGCCCTGTCGTGTCATCTGCGCATTCTCGACTAGCAGCGTAGGCAATAGAGCGACCGCGCATCGCCAATCGTCAATCATCTCCTCGCTCTGCGGGTCTTTGCCCCGCACCCTAGTGAACCACGGACACCTGTGGCAAACCTCGCTCACGTCAACCTTGTGGAGAGGACAAACCGGACCGGGATTGGCATGAGGAATTAGCATCAGTTCATGCTCGCGATGATGACATCTATGTATTGCACTTGCATCGTGATCGGATGGTTGTGAGCGCCACCGCCGCCGCTGCTCGTCGCACCGGTCAAAGTGTTGGCGGCACTGTCTACGCCAATGCCATAACCGGAAGACGTGCCAGCCACGTCCCATTCTCCGGTTGTGCCAGTCGCGTTGTTCCAGCTGGTATATTGTCCGGACGGGCCGAAGTAATCATGCACGAACGTGCCGGAGCCACCGGGATAAACCGTCACAGTGCCGCTGACGCTGACATTCAAGTTGGCTTCTTCGGAAGCGACCAACGTATGATTGCCGACAACGGTTTGAGCCTGCACGGTTGAAAACGGATTTGTGCCGCCCGAAACTCCGCCTGTCCCCGATACGACGCGCAGCGCCTTGTCGTTCTGTGTTGTCACTTGCGTCCAACCAAGCGGCGCCGTGGCCTGATAGAACAGCATCACTGTGCCGGATGGCACGAAATTGGTAAAGGCTGACGCCATCGTCCAAACAGTGCCATCCCATTTGTACTGCGGAACGCCAGCAATTGCCGGGCTCGGGAAAAGCTGGCCTACGCTTGGCGAATTTGGGAAATCGAGAGCAGCCATCAGGCCATGATCTCCTCAAGGATATTCGACCATATTGAATATTGCACGAGGCCGCTGCCAGTGTTGAAATTCGTCGCCAGCGGTTGATACGTGTTTGATGTCATGTTGCCGGGTTTGTCATAGACTTCCGCGGCAAACGAACTAATCGCATCTGTGGTGGCGGCCTGATAGAGATTCGGCCCGCTGCTATTGATGATGCCGGCAGCGCCGTTGCGCGTCAGTTTCACCGTACCCTGTTCATTGGCGACTGCCGCACGCAGGTAGATGTAACCCTCCACCCTGTACTTGATGAGATTGGCACCGGATGCCATCGTCCAAGCGAGAGCCGTACCAATCAAAGTCGCTGTTGTCGTGCTGACGCTGCTCGTCACTTGAGTAGAATTGTAATAATGATTTAGCCGAGCTCCGGGCAACGGTGTGCCGCGCTGTCGCACCTCGATCTTGTCGGGAGAAACGGCCCAATTGCCAACGGCGGCCAAGCCGCTTTCGTAATTGAAGTAGCCAGCCCATTTGAAGTTTCTATTTGTCGTCACCGCAACTGCCGTGTACATCGTGTAAGCGGCAGTTGCAGAAGAAGATATTGCCGTGCCCGTGTAAAAATTATCTTCCGTGTGCGACAACGTCGCGTAAGTGCCACCGCTGACAAGAGAAGAAGTATAGACACCTAGACGAACTGTGCCGGCATCATCGATGAATGCAAGCCAAATGCGGAAAGCGTAGTTGTTAGAAACCTGTCCTAGCGTCGCTCCGGCTGGCACCGTGATCGATAGCGGACCGGTGATCGCTCTTGTGACAAAACCATTATTGCCATTGCGGAATTGAATATTGATCGGCGTTGTCGAAGATGGATCAGCGCCTGCCAAGGTCTTGATTGCGTATGTCACGGCATTCGCTGCATGACTTTCCACAATCATATAATCAGTGTTTGCTTTCGTATCGACGTATTGCTTCGTTGCCGCTTGCAAAGCCGAAGTCGGATCGGCCGGCAACACCAGCGGACCGGTCATCGTGTCGCCGGCCTTCTGCACCAACGCTGTTGTATCGATCAGCGGAGTTGCAGCAACCCACTGCGTTGATGTGCCATCATTATAGCGGACATAGAATTGACCGTTGGTGCTGTTCCACCAGATTTGATTGTCAACCGGCGAGGCCGGCGCAGTTGAACTGATGGTGACCGTTGTTGAACCTGCTGGGCCGGTCAAACCGATTGGGCCGCGGATGTTGCCAACAGGCGAGCCCCATGAAGAGCCGGAGTAATTGTAAACGTCTCCGTTCGTGGTGTTCAAATAGTTGTCGTTTGCCAGCACACCGGAGATGGTGCCCGGAGCGCCGGCGCCTTCATACCACAGCGAGCCGCGTTGACCGTTGGCGCCCGGTGTGCCGGGAATGCCTTGCGGTCCCTGCGGACCAATCAGCGAAGTGCCGGCCGGCCAAACGCCTCCGGCCTTCGGGCCGTACAGCATGTGCGCGGAAGTGTCGATATAGAAATTGCCGTCAACACCAAGCGTATTCGCCGGAGCTCCGGAGCCGTAAAGGATCGTATTGCCATTCACACCGGCCGGTCCCTGCGGACCAATCAACGATGTATAAGTGACCGGCCATGCGCCCGACGATTTCGGGCCGTACATGTTGTGCGTATTCGTATCGATGTACCAATCACCGTCGCGGCCCATTGCCGAGTTGGGCGGACCGGCTCCATACATCACGGTATTGCCGGGAGTGCCCGGAGCACCGGGAGTGCCGGCCGGTCCCGGCGGTCCCTGCTCTGGCACTCCGACAATCGTAACAAGATCATCTTCGATAACCATCACGTCAGGCTCGTCCTGCGTGATGGTTATGTCAAAGTCTTGCTCGACAAGTACGCTATCAGTCATCTGCTCGGCCCTGCTGTCACCGTCAAAGTGCCGGACCAAATTCGCAACTGCAAGCCGCTTGGCGTGATGCGGATCAACGAATGATCATAAGTCACGAGCTGCAAATTTTCCAATATCTGCTCGTTCGTGATCCACAATGTAAACTTGCCATTCGGCGCATCAGTAATCGTAAATGCGCCGTTCTCTGTTGTGAGCAGCAAATCTTCCTCGACATCTTCGGCATGATGCCGAAGACCCATCCGCAACATATTGCCGGTCAAGTCGATTGGCGCCCCTGTCGTACCATCAGGGTTTTGCGTCAGATATTGAAAGCCGCGGATAAAGTCCGCGTCGTTCTCAACCGTGATCGTACAAATAGCCATGGCTTATTTCTTCGTCTTCTTTTCGCTGCTGACTTTGATGTTTAGCGGCGGTTGAAAATTTGCCATGTCGAACACTTGCTGCAACGCGGCATCAGTCTGATTACCGGCATCGTCGCGAGGCCATGGAGTTGCCATCGCGCCGCCAATAAACGCTTGATAGCTGGCATCGCTTTCGTCAACCGTAAGACGCCGCGCGCTGGTGAACACGCGACCATCATCAGCGAGCCAATACCAATCATGGATATTATAACGTCGCCTGTACTTGATCTTTTGCGTGGCATCCAATGCGTCAAGGATTTCCTGCGGGATAGGTGCATCTGCATCAGGCATACTGTCCTCCGTTCGAAATTGATCCGGCAATCGTGCCCGGATAATAGTTGACGCCGCCACCTCCGGTATTGATAACACCATTCAACGTAGCGGAATAGCGAACGCCGGAAACGTTGCCGAAACCGCTATAGCTCGTCCAAGTATAGTCGATCACACCCAGTTGGGTTGACCAAATGTAAGTACCAACGTTGATCGCTGCCGTCGCACTGAGATAAAGTGCGGAAATCGCCGGCGCTGTTTCGATGGTCGCCGAGAAAAAGCAATTGATGTGTCCGGAAGTCGCGTAGGCATTTCCGGATGAGCTACCGGAAAGCGTGAGATTGCCGCTCATCGTCATCGAGCTAGAACGGCTGACATCCATATGCGGACCGGAGCAGGCCCCGAACTCAATGTTCTGCATTCCGCAGTAGCCGTAAGCCGTGAAAATTCCGCAACATGGATCGGCGACATTGGCCCCGCTGCTAGTGAACTTGAAATTAGAGACGTTGAATGAACCGGGGCCTTCGACTTGAATAGCCGAACAACTGCTGCCATTGACAACCGGACTGCCACCCGAGCCGCTCAAGATAAGTGTGCCAGCGCCGCCGGGCACCCTAAACAACGGGCTCACCGTATTCGAATATCCAGATGCCACCGCCACGCTTATCGATAGATTAAAGCCGTTCATATTGTATCTGATGACTTCGTTCGCCGCTCGCTGCAACGTTTTGAACGGGCCGTGATTGGGAGATGAAAACGTTGCCGCGCTTCCATCGTAATTCGTATCATCTCCTGTGCTGCCGTTGACATAAAAAGTGCGATTGGCAATGAGATAGATCGGACCGCCGGCTTGCACTTGACCCGACGAAGACCAAACAAGATGGAAATACGATCCATCATAAACGAAACAGGCAATGGCATTCACCCTCAACTCACCAGCCGACAACTCGCTGTTGTCGGCAGGATGCCGAATAGGCTTCGCTCCAAGAGCGTTGACGTTGAGAGTTGATGCGCCTGTGTTCGTGTTGCCAATCTTCGCCACAACCGTCATGTACTTGAAGTATGCGGTCGGCGCTGGTGTCTGCGTAACTTGATATTGGTTCGTCGTACCCGCATCATCATCCGAATAAAGCAAAGTGCTTTGAATGCTCTTGGAAAGCTGATGCAAATCACTGTTGCTCGGAGTAACCAACCCGGCATCCATGATCAGGTTGACGATCTCACGCTGCGGATATTCAATCGATGCAGCCGGCGGAATTGAACCTGCACGGCCAACGCTCGGATCGCCGTTAATGTATGGCGTATCCCCCCAAGTAGTTTCCGGAGGCATCCCGTAAGGCTGATTGTATAGCATGATTTCCTCTCAAGGTGTCCCGGCCATCGGATCACCGGGCATAACTCCGGCATAATCAAACAGCGCGATAGTGTGAGCAGGTTTGTAACGGTTGATCAAACATTCAAGATCGTTGGCAATGCCGATACGCAGATGTGGATCAACGCCGCATTGTCCGGAGCTACAACGAAACCAACTCAAGCTTGCACCGGTGACATGCACCGTGAAGTAGTAGCGATTTTCAATCGGTCCCAAGCCATAATTGGGATACTCGGATGTTTCGCCGTTCGTAATCGGATTGCCAGTTGTATCGAGGATCAGCTGTCCCCAAGCGTTATGCATCGGCGGAGGAATGCCGGCACCAATCGTCCGGCAATCACCGCAGCCATCAAGGCCAACCATGAACGGCCGATATTCCGTGATGCCCGTAATAGTGTAGCCAATCTGCCCAGCAATGTTGATCAGGAATTGCCGGGACTGACCGCCCTGCAATGTCATGCGCTGGACAAGAGCGATACGTCTCGCTTCTATTGTTTGAGGGTCTTGCATACATGGATCAGGCAAGCCCCAATTTCTTTCCCAATCCGGAAGCAGCTCCGTTGTCGTCCGCGGATCGCTCTCGATTTCCAGCAAGTCAGCGGCTCGGCCGTCAACGAATTCCCAAATACAAGAGAGGCCATGAACAACAGACATCAACACGGTTTCACGCCAACGCGGCCAAGCCAATCCGCGCGGGAGAAGATCGGCAAAGCCATGCACGTAATCGTCGCAATATCTTCTGATGTGCTTATCCGGTGCAATGACAACCGGAGGAACAGGCGAGGCGACAACACTGCTGCGAGGGACTATCGCCTTGCTAGGCATATGTGATCGTCCCTATGAATGGCATATAACCCGGATCAGGCATTGTCGTTGTAGTATACGTGAGCTCAAAATAATTGACACCAACAGCATTCGCAATCGCTTCTTCAACCCATGTGCGATACATGGTTTGACCGGGGCCTGATTTCTCGAATTCCATTGCTTGTATCGATTGCAAGATGCGGGCTCGCACGTCTGATGTATCCTGATCAAGATTGCTAATCGTGATATTGTAATAGAGCGGCACCGGAGGTTGCACAAAAAAATCCTTGACCGTCACCGGTCGAAGCGGATCGATGTAATCATGCACCATCACGGCATCAGCTGTCGTTGGCATTCCCGGCGGTGAATTCCCGGCTCGCAAATCATCCATCATAAAGCGAACCGTCATCGTACCCGGTCCCATCTCCGGCGCCGCCCATGCTCGTGTCACACCGGGCACAGACAAAGCCCAAGCAATATAGTCCGCCTGTGATCCGCCCATCGGAGGATTGCGAATACGAAATAGAATACGCGCTCGCAGCTCGTCATCTGTTTCGGTATCCGCACCGTTGGACATCTCGATAATCGTGGCATTGCTATCGATGCCTGCAATCGGAGTTGAGAAACCGATTTGCGTACCTTCATCCAAATTGCCGATTGAACCTGCCGTGAGACATTGCAGGGGAATAGTAGTCGGACCGGCGCCCATCACAACGTCGGCTGTCGTTTGATAGTCAATGCCAAGCCCGTTTAGGATCGTGCCGGATGGTATGTCGAAGCCTTGTTGTCCCGTCGCCGTTGCTGTGCCGAAAGCGTAAGTTGCAGCCTTTCGTCCTGTCGTACCATCCGCGTTGACCAGCCAGATATTGCCGTGTCGGTCTAGCCATTCCTTTTCTGCGGTATCCGGTAATAGCTGCAAAGAAAGCCAATCGATATAGCGTAGCACAAGATGCGCCAATCCCGCCATTACATCTGACATGACGCGGAGAACGGAATTGGCAATCAACACAGCACCGGACAAAGCGGCTGTCACATCGTTTCGCACCATCTCGCGCACAGTGCGTAGCGGCGGAGTTGTCCAAGGCATTACATTTGATCCCACAAGATTTGATAGCGAAGTGCTATATCTTCTTTGTTGCCGCGATAGATCGTTATCAAGACATAAATGCTATATAAGTCACGACGCCAAACGCTAACCTCGAATGACGTGCAGACTTGATTATCAACGAATGGCTGCATACATTGAACACAATAGTTGTAAGCTCGCTGCAGTGTGCCGCCTTCCTCCGACGCTTGATCCGTGATCTTGGCGCGAGATAGCAGCCAATTTTTGCAACCGATTGGCCAGCCTCCCCATATCTCCTGCGCCTGATAATCGCCCCACCATCCCATGCGATCCGTGCTATCCGGATCAGGAAGCTTTTCGTCGATGTCAGCGAGCATGTTGGTGCCCAAGGCCACACTGACCGCTGTCGCCAGCTCTTCGCTAGTATCGAGTTGACCATTCGGAAGCAGCAGCCAATCCATCGTCATTGCTTCGAGGTTTACAACTTCAATAATCCGGATGTCCGTCATGCGCTAAGTCCGACAATTTGCCGCTGCATGAACAGCGGATGCACCGTGTCATTCTCACTAACCAATTGCTCCCAGCGTGATGTATCCTGATAAATCAGATTTGCCATCGTCAACGCCGGATAGCTCGTTTGGAAACTGAATTGAACAAGCCGCGGCAATGTCAACGCAGTTTGATTTAGATGATTGATGATCGAGCCCGCAAGGTAAGTCAGGTTTTGATAGGTCGCACTATCCATTCGATCAGCGGCCTGATCACGTGCGGCATTGAAAGCGTTCGTCATTCGCGTCATCATCAACTGCACATCATTCCGCGATGCGAATGTCATCTGCGTTATGAAGATGCATTCCGTTGTCAGGCAATACAGGATTGCTGTTTCAACAACGAGTGTCGCAATCGGACCGGTCGGAGCTTCCTGACTGATCTGCTCACGGACCATCGCCACTAGATCAGCCGTGATCGGAAGCGTCCGCGCTGTCACGAAACAATTGTAAAGCATCGTGCCGAACGTCTTGTTTTGCAGATACGCCAAACCATTCGATTGGACTTGACCGACTTGAAGACGCAATTGTGCAGCTTGTGCGCCCTTCGCCGAAACCATCTGCAAAATATACTTGCAGATATTATTGATGATTTCATTGAGCTGCTCTTGCTCGCTGGAAATGCTCACGATGAAGGCACTCCCGGTTGGCCGTATGACCGGAAGGCCGGAGCCTGACCGGACCAAACGCTATCGGTCGGCGCATTGTTCGCCATGTCGGTCGTCGAATTATCCACCGCGTTCGATTGTTGGGCGACTTGCGAAGCAGTGTTGACGAACGACATTGAATTGCCAGCCGTTCCGAGCTCCACGAATTGCATTTCAAATTCTGTAAAGCCGCCGCGTGTACGATTTTCAATCATCGTATAACGTTCGC